GGTTCGCACCAGCTGGTTTAAATCGTGGTGGAATCGTAGGAGCAGTTTCAGTATTGAATAGATTAACACACGCAGAGAGAGATACATTATACGAAGGAAAAATAAATCCTATCGCATCTTTCCCTGGTGAGGGTATCGTGGCATTTGGACAGAAAACATTACAAGAAAAATCATCAGCGTTAGATAGAATCAATGTTAGAAGATTACTTATCAAAGTTAAGAAGTATATCGCTTCTACATCAAGATACTTAGTATTCGAACAAAATACTTCTACCACTCGTTCAAGATTCTTAAATACAGTTAATCCTTATTTAGAAGCAATTCAACAAAGACAAGGTTTATATGCATTTAGAGTAGTAATGGATGAGACTAATAACACTCCTGATGTAATTGATAGAAATATATTGGCTGGACAGATTTTCTTACAACCAACAAAAACAGCTGAATTCATCGTATTAGATTTCAATATCTTACCGACTGGAGCATCGTTCTCAGCATAAATTTTAAAAAAAAGAGAAACCTTATATTTATTAATATAATAGGAGAAAAATAAAATGGCAGAAATATTAGAGTTTAACGAAATGTTCTATACCAACTTTGAACCAAAGATGAAAAATCGTTTCATCATGGAAATCGGTGGTATCCCTTCATATCTTATCAAAGCTGGAAACAGACCAAACATTCAGTTTGAAGTTGTAACACTTGAACACATCAACTTAAAAAGAAAGTTGAAAGGTAAAGGTGAATGGCAAGATTTAGAAATCACATTATATGACCCAATTGTACCATCAGGTGCACAGGCAGTAATGGAGTGGGTTAGAACTTCACATGAATCCCTAACAGGACGTGATGGATATGCAGATTTCTACAAAAAAGATATTGATATCTATATGTTAGGACCAGTTGGTGATAAAATCGAACAATGGAAACTAAAAGGTGCATTTATTTCAAACGCACAATTTGGTGATTTAGATTGGACATCAAATGACCCTGCAGAAATCACATTAACGTTATCTTATGATTACGCAATACTTGAATTCTAATAGAATTAAAATATAAAATTAAGAAAGGAGATAGAAATATCTCCTTTTTTTTCAATTTTTTTTTATTTATATATTTATATACAATAAACAAAATAAAGGTAAAATATGTCACAATACGAATTCGCAACCGAGATAGTATCGTTACCATCACAAGGTAAATGCTATCCAGTAACAAATCCATTATCAAGTGGTAACATTGAATTAAAATACATGACCGCAAGAGAGGAGGAAATTCTTTCATCTCAAAGTCTAATTAAAAAAGGTGTAGTATTAGATAAATTATTCGAAGCAATTATAGTAGATAAAGCAGTAAATCCAGATGATATAATTCTGGGTGATAAGAATGCTATTATGTTGGCAACTCGTATTTTAGGATACGGACCTGATTATAAAATTCAAATACAAACCTCAACCGGAGAAACGGATACAATTAGTGTTGATTTGGGTAAAGTTCAAACAAAGGATATCGATTTTAGTAAATTGACTTCTGATAATCGTTATACATTTAAAACATCTACTGGTAATGTATTAGTTTTTAAATTATTAACTCATGGTGATGAAAAGAGAATTGATGCCGATGTTACTGCAATGAAACGATTAAGTAAAGATTCAATGGGTGGAGAATTAACTACTCGTTATCGTTATATGATAGTTTCCGTTGATGGGAATGAAGATACTAAATCAATTACTGATTTTATTAATAATAAATTTTTATCAAAAGACACTAAATCTTTTAGAGAGCATTTAAAATCAATCCAACCGGATATTAAAATGGAGTTTGATTATACTGACCCAGAGACGGGAGAAACGGAGGTACGCTCTATACCAATGGGCGTAAACTTTTTTTGGCCTTCCGAGTAATTATTCTGTCCTATTACATAAACAAATTTTTGAATTATGTTATCATGGACATGGATTCATTCAATCCGATGTTTATAGATTACCAATTCATTTAAGAAATTTTTATTATAAAGAATTGGTTGATGCTAAGAAAAAGGAAAATGATGCCACAAATAAAGCACAAAAAACTAGCCAACCATCAAAAGGACCTGGTGTAAGAGTGAGGAAATAAATTCCTCACTTTTTTTATGTCTTATATTTATAGTAGTATAAATGGAAAATACTATGAAATTAACTGAAACAAAGAAAAAAAGCATAAAAGAATTTATAACCAAAAAACATTCTATACGAGAAGGTGTAATAGAATATATCTTTGGAAAAATTTTAGTAAATAAACTAAAAAACGATAAAGATTTTGTTGCTATGGCTAATAAATTAGATAGAGATATGCAAGAGCTTAGAGATGAGGTAGAAAGATTAAAAGCTCAAGGGAAACGAATTCCTAACTCATATAAACATATCTTAAACATAGATTAATTTAGAATATTAATATAATGGCAGACCAGCAACAAAATTTAAAATATGCCAAAGAGATGGCAGACAAACAACGGGAGCAAGTTCGTATTCAAGAAGAATACAACGAAGCTATAAAAATGTCTTCATCTCTAAGTAGTAAATTACAGGATGATATAGAGTATACAGTAAAAACAAATGCAGAATTAGGTGAAAAGGCTAAGGAGTATTTGGGTAGTTTAAAATCTTCAATAAGTGGATTATCTTCATCAAAAGATATTAGTAAACAATTAGTCACTATTGAACAAGATAAATTAAAAATACAAAATAATGCATTTAATTTAACTGAAGCCGAAAACACTGCATTATTAGAACAATTAGATATTGCTAAAAGGGCTCTAAATATAGAAGAACAACGGGTATTAATAACTGAAAAAGTAAATCAAGCAGCAACAAAACTATCGGAAACAATGGGGGGTGCGTTTGATGGATTGGTAGCAAGTGTAAAAGAGATACCTGTAATTGGTAAGTTATTAGGTGGGTTGGGTGATATTGGTACAAAAATGTTAAAAGAAAAATTATCCAACGCCGCAATGAAATTTACCACCGATTTTTCTAAAGGTTTGGCAGATGGTAAGGGAACTATGCAAGCATTATCTGGTGCAGCAGGAGGGTTAGGTAAATCATTATCATTTCTTGCAAATCCATACGTTTTAGTAGCAGCAGCAGTATTGGCTGTAGCACTAGCAGGTGTATTAGCATTTTATAAAATGAGTGCAGCAGCTAAACAATTTAGAGAAGAGACTGGGTTATTAAACTCTCAAACAAAAGGTTTAGAAGCTCAAATTGGTAGAGTATATAGTGCAACGGCCCCATTGGGTGGTTCAATGGAAGATGCTTCTAAAGCCGCAACTGCGTTCACACGCGAATTTAGTGGTATCGAATTGGCATCCGATGAAGTACTAACTTCAATGGTAGTAATGAACAAAAATTTTGGAGTTGGAGTAGAAGAAGCATCTAAATTAAATAAAGTAATTCAAAATATAGGTGGATTAAGTGCAGAACAATCACAAGCACTAATAGGTCAAACTGTATCTATGGCTCAGTTAGCCAATGTTGCTCCAAGTCAAGTTATTAAAGATATGGCTGAAAATTCTGAATATGCTTATAAGTATTTTCAGGGTTCTCCGCAAGAACTAGCTAAAGCAGCAGTTCAAGCAGCCAAATTAGGAACATCTATTGGTGAGGCAGGAAAAGTAGCAGATAATTTATTAGATTTTGAAAATAGTATTACCTCAGAATTAGAAGCAAGTGCAATATTAGGTACTAATCTAAATTTAGGTCAAGCAAGATATCTAGCAGCAAATGGAAAAATATTAGAAGCACAACAATCGGTTGTTGACCAAGTAGGACAATTAGGAGATTTGACAAAATTAAATACATTTGAACAAGAGGCCCTTACAAAAGCAACTGGTATGTCAATATCTGATTTAGAAAATCAAAGAAGAATTAAAGAACGATTTAGTGATTTAGATGAAGAACAACTAGCTGCTGCACTACAATTTCAAAAAACGGGTGGTGATATAAGTAAAATGACTAAAGCAGATTTGACAGAACAAACTAAAAAATTAGCCTTACAACAAGAAATGCAAACAGAATTTGATAAATCTGCTAATGCATTAAGTGCAATAGGCAGTGAATTTATGATGTCATTATTACCAATCGGTAAATTTTTAATGGATGTATTGATGGTTGGTATATCATACCTACAAGGGGTATGGGGTCCTATTGCAAAAGCAGTTGGTCATGTTGTAGATGCAGTTAGTAAGATATTTAAACCATTTCAAGATTTATTTGGAACATCTGGGGGTGGTATGATGATGAAAGTATTTGAATTTATTGGTAATATAGTAGGTGGTTCACTTACATTTGCATTTGAATATATAGCAGGTGTAGTTGGTTCAATAGCAGATGTAATTGGTGGGGTATTTAAAATCATAAAAGGTATATTTACTTTGGATTTTGGAATGGTAATGGAAGGACTAGGACAAGGATTAAAAGGTATTTTTGGATATATTTTACGTTTACCTATTGCATTATTTAACGCGTTTTTAGATATGTTCCCTGATTTGGGTGCAAAAATTGTAGATTTCTTTAGTAGTATTGGTAGTAAAATGAAAGGATTTTTTTCAGGTATACTACCCTCTTGGTTAGGAGGTTCTAAAAGTGATGCATCAAAAGTACAATCGGAAGCAGCAACAACACCTCCACCTGCAATAAATGACGGTATTGTTCAAAATGGTAAAATAATAAGTACAAATCCAGCAGATACTTTAATAGCAACAAAAAAACCTAACGAATTAGTAAACTCAGTAAAACCACCAGATGGATTATCAACTCCAGTAGCTCCAGCTGAAGGTGGTATAGGTGGGTTATTAAATGGTGTAGGTGATTATATGGGTAAAGTTGCAGGTTCATTCAATGGTAGCAATAGAATTATAGAAAAATTAGATGAATTAATACTTGCTACACGCGGCGGTAAAAATATCTATATGGATAGAGAAAAAGTTTCATCAGCAGTCGCAACAACAAACGAAAAAAGTGGTGAAAACCGATTTGGATTAATGGGAGCTTAATTATGCCAACAATATTAGAATTATTTAGAGGTTCGAATAAAGATATAACTCCAACCATATTGGACTTAACTCCCGTGCAAGAATTATTTGTAGGTTCTACTCAAGAAAAAAGTGTAAAATCAGACCAAATAAATTTAATAGAACAAGAACTTAGTGGTATTCGTATAAAAACTAAGGTAGAATTAAATAATCCATTAATTTATGGTAACGAAGCAATTCGTATAGCAACTCGTTCAACATCATCGGTTGAGAAAATGAAACAGGCAACTGGTGGAAGTGCAGGAGATGGTGGATTGATTGGTAAAGGATTAGGTGCTATTACCGGTGGTAAATTTGGTAAATTTGTTTTTGGTGGTAAAGTTACATCATTATCTCAAGCAAGAGATGGTGTAAATTCACGTATAGGTATTCCAGGAAATGCTATCCCAACTTATGTATATAATACAAATGGATTACAATCAGGATTAGAACCAGATACAATGATTACTCTTGCAAAAATTAGAAATGATGCAAAGGGTACAATCGTTGGCACATTCCTAAAAAATACCGGTGGTGGTAATCCAAAAACAATTGGCAAACAAATAATAGGTCAGGGTATCTCATTAGTAAAGGATAAATTAAGAACTGCTCTATTTGGTAATCCAAATACATTAGGTGCTAATACCGCAGGTGCAACTGATAAGTACGAATATAGTTCAAAACTACCATATTCAAAACAAATTGATAATGTTAAATTTAATTCAAAATCAGTAAGTAAAGTAGATAAAGGTGCAACTGATATTACTAAAAAAGTAACTCAATTACAACTTGATGCTAAGAAAAAATTAGGAGAGGCATCTACAAACGCAACTGCATCTCTAAAACAAAAACTAAAAGGTTCTGCATCACCAACTGCACTTGATAAACTTTTAGAAGAAAAAGCTAAAGAAAAAGCTGATAATGCTAGACCATATAATGAAAAATATAGTTCATATATAACATCGAATAGTAAAGAAACTAATTTAGGAATACCAACTGCTGAATCTACCGATACTGCAAAAAAAGATTCGGCAGAGATTGGTAAGGCTAAAGAAAAATTAGGGTCAACTACTACCTCAGTAAAAGATAAACTAAAAGGTACGGAATCTAAATCTGAAATAGATAAAGCAGTTGAATCAAAAACTAAAACAACTACTGCTACCGAAAAAACATATAGTGAAAAAATGGATGTTAATACCTTAAATGGAATTGACTTATCCTTAGTATCTCCTGTGTATGGAATTGATAGAAGAAACACAAAAGGTGTGTTTGGTACATCACCAAACGCATTTAAAGATATAAAAAATAATACTGGTGCTGTTATGCCCAATGACCCAACTAATCCATATAGTGGAGTAGTAGGTGGTCAAAAAATTCCTACATTGGAAACAAAATATGGAATAACAAGTAATAAAGGTGATTTAATTAATAGTTCTTATGGAGTAAAAGGTAATGGTAATGGAGATGATAAAGATTTAGTAACATTTTCAATAGCAGGGGTAGGTGATTCTCAAAAAGTATATTTCAGAACCCTAATAACAAGTTTAAGCGAAACAGTTTCACCAACTTGGGATTCTGCAAAATTTGTTGGTAATCCATATAGTTACTACACATATGGTGGAGTAGAAAGAACCCTATCATTACAATTAAAAATGTATTGTATGAATTCAGCTGAATTATCAACAATGTGGCAACGAATTCAATTTTTAACTGGTAAAGCATATCCAACTATTGATAAAAATAATTTAGTGAATCCACCATTTATTGAATTTACATTGGGTAATATGTATCAACAGAAAACTGCATTTATAAACTCTCTTTCGTATACATTCCCTGATGATGGTGTATGGGAAACTGCAAATGGTAATCAATTACCAAAAATAGTTGAAGTCCAAATGGAATTTAAATTTGTTGAAAATATTGGTGCAGAACTTAAACTTTATGGAACTCCAATTTCTAAAGAGGCAGTTAAAGTAATTAATAAGAGAAAGGCTCAACAATCCGGCAACACAACTGCTGTAAGTCAACAACCAAAAACAGGTGGCGGTGCGCCAACTACAAATAGTGGAGGAACTGCAAGTACACCTCAAGTAGTTCAACCAACAACACCTCCGGCACCAATTAATAGTGTAGGTGTACCACAAACCCAAGCACCTAAAACCGAATCAAAGAGTGGTGGTATGTTAGGAGTAGATTCTACACCAAAATCATTAGATACAGGGAAACCAGCGGAAACCCCAAAAGAAAGTAGCGATGCGGCTTCATTGGCTGCAATTGTAGCTACTACTGAAACATCGTTTGAAGAAAAATCTAAAAAAGCATACGAAAAATATAAGAGTCAAGGGATTTCAGACAAGATATCAGGTTGGTTTAGTAATTTAGAAGCGAATGATGCAAAAATAACAAATATTAAAAAAATAGGAGAAGAAGACTGGTTTGCAAATGTAGAATATAAAGATGAACCAGGACATATCAATAATTTTGTTTTTTCTGAGACTTATAGGAGAGAAAGTTATGGTGTATGGGTTCAAAGAAATAATGGTAAAGACCCAATGAATAAATCTTTTAGTGGGTTTGTTCGACCATCAACCGGTGAGGGAGACCCACAAGGTAAAGCCGCATTAGATAGAATTAATAAAGCACGAGAAAATCGATAATAAATAAATTATGTCAAGATATACAAATAATAAAATACAAAAACTCAAAGATGGTAGGGAAGTCTTCAGAACAAAGATATACCCAAATATACCATTGAGAGATACTGATATTTACGCAGTGACCCAGACGGGTGATAGATTGGATACACTTGCACATCAGTTTTACGGAGATGCATCCTTATGGTGGATTATAGCAACTGCTAACAACATCCACGATGCACCATTCGCAGTAAACGATGGAACAATACTAAGAATACCAGAAAATTATTTAGAAATTTCAAATAGTTTTTCAAAATAAATAAATTATGCCAGGTTCATTTCCAAATTTATCAAATATATATCCTGAATTAGCAACCACTTTAAAAAATAGAGCAGGTAATAACAACCCGTGGAATTCAAAAGCAAATCCCGGTGTTAGTGGTCTATCCACTTGGATTAGATTATTGGCAGGTGTTTTCCCAAATGGGTGTATATTAGAATCAATAAATCCAAACGCTACTGATTTCACATCGGTGTATGGTTCGAGTGGTGGTTCTTATATAGGCCCTGGTGCTATTGGTAGAAATTTTAATGGTGATGAAATATGGATACCATCTGGTAAAAGTAGAGCACTTAGACCACCACCTATTATAACATCTATGACTATGGATGAAAAAGCTGAAGGTGGTAGTCGATTAGCAACTATTAAAATTCGTGCGTTTACAAAAGAACAATCTGATTTAGTAGCCGGATATTTTTTAGAACCGGGATTCCACGCCTTATGTGAATGGGGTTGGAATACTCAAAAATCAAATGCACAAAAAGTTGGAGGTGGTGGAAAGGTAACAAATTGTGATTTAGTTGCATACGACCAATGGTCTACAATTAAAGACAAGAGACTTAAATCTGATTTTACTTATGATGCATTTTTAGGTATCGTAACGGGTGGTGGAATTTCATTTGGAGATAATGAAAGTTATGAATTGGAAGTAAAATTAACATCTGTTGGTAATGTGGCAGAATATATGCAAACGCATAGAGATGCTAATAATATAACTGAAAATAAAAAAGATAGTGGAAAAACTTTTTCACCACAAGAAATTGAAGCACAGGTGGGTGATAAAAAAATTGGTGCCGCACTTTTTATGCAAATGTTTAATCAACTTCCTGGTCAAAAAAGAACACCAGAAGTTTATAAATTATGGAATGTTCCACAATGGGCAGATACTGCTAATTTTGTGAATATAGATAAAGTAGTTGGTGAAACTTTAAAAGATGCATTATCAGAGGCAGGCGAATTAAAATCATCCTCTGGTACGGAGGTGGCAATTCCCAAAGATTTACCACTATTATCAGAAGAAAAATTTATTAGATTTGAATTGGCATGTGAAATCATGAATAGTTATGTATATGATTTAAAAAGTAAACCAAGTTCATGTCCTAATTCTGAAACCCGTAGTAAAATAATTAATATTAAAAATACTTATATTAGTGGGTTTCCACATATGTTTTCAACTGATGCTACAAAATTATTTATACCAAACCCAACTACTCCAAATTTTAAATTTTTAGATGCGTTATCAGCAGATAAAGAAATAAAAACTTATTTTGAGTTTGATGCATTAGACGATTCCAAAAATTTTTCAAACATACATCCGTTAGCGGAACTACCGGCCTATCCTTGGCTACAACACGTAGATTCAAGAGTAGACCCTTCAGATGGTAAGACAAGGTTAGTTCCATATGCATTTCCAAATACAAGAGGATTGAGTGCAAAATCATCTGCAGATTCTACATTTATAGCAGTACAAGAAAAAGCTAGATTTTGGGGATACTTAAAAGATTTATATATAAATTTTAATTTTTTTGTAGAATGTATAAGTAAACCAAATTTTGTAATTAGAGATGTTTTTTATGAAATGCTAAATGGTATGTCATCTGCATGTAATTCAATTTGGAAATTTCAAATACAAGAAGTACCAAAAGCAAATCCAGAAGGGAAATATGAATTGGCAGTAGTTGATTTAAATTTTTTAGGTGATATCTCAAATAATGATGGTCTGATAACATTTCAATCTAGAGGAGTTAAATCACCATTTATTAGTTGTGATTTTTCAGTAGAAGTTCCCGCAGCAATGATGTCATCGGTTGTAAATAATAAATTAAAAGATGATAAGGGAAAGGTATATGACCATAGTCCTGAATTAAATCCTCGCCCAATGTTAGGAACTGTATTTTCTAGAAGAGAAGATTTTGTTGGTACTATCCTAGCAGGAATACAACAATCAGAAAAAGAAGCAGATGAAGACCCACCTGACACATCAAATACTCCACCACAGCGAAAAAGTGCAGCTGAGTTAGAATTAGAAGCCAAAGTAGCAAATTTTGAATTTTTTGTAAAAACAGGTGCAGTATATCCTAAAATTCAAGATAGAGAAGCAAAATTGGATATAACTAAAACTTTTTTCGATAGTGCAGAAAATGATAATACAATTGAAAATGTATTAATGGTAGGTTCGTGGAATGATACTTCAGCTCTAAGACAATGTTTTTTAGTTGATAAGGGATTAACCCCTGTTCAAACTTTACAAAAAAAGGCTGATAATAATAAACAAAACCCACCATTTGGTCCTGCTGAGTTTACTTTCAAAGTACATGGAGTTAGTGGATTTAAAGTGGGTGACCAACTTCAAATAGATGGATTACCTGATAAGTTCGGTGCACCAAATGTATTTCAAGTAGTAAAAGTAGACCATGCGTTAGATGGTATGACATGGACAACGGATATTAAATCTAAATTAAGAATGGTAGGTGTACCAGGTAAGGCTAAATAATTATGAGTATATTAGATTCATATAACAAGTTGGTAAATCCATCAACATCATTACCAAATGATTCATTTGATACTCATATTCCTACGCCATCTAAATTAGATTATACTCGTGGATATATCAGTAGATACTTTATAAAAAAAGTAAATGATACCAATTCACCTATATTTGAAATCAATGGAAAAACATATTTAAGATTTCAAACAAACCCCCTATTCAGTCGTTGTTCTTTGAAATGGAGAATATCTGGCCCAAAGGAAACTCAATATAGAGAAAATGGTGATGTATTTGATGTAAGTGTAAGTGAATCAAATAGAAGGGCAATAAAATTGGTATATGAAAAAATACCTACCTTAAAATTATACCTACCAAATTTATTACAATTTTATAAGTGATAACAATCATAAAAAAATAATTATCGTTTTTACAAATTATATATATTTATATAAAACACAAAAGTTATGCAAAAATACAAACACCTTACAACGGAAGAACTTCAACAAATATCATTTGATTGGAGATATCGCGGATTCACAGTTTTAGAATTATTAACTGAAGCAGAAGTAGATGAAATCAATGAAGAGTTAGACCGTTTACGTGTAGAACGTAATGAAAAAGAGCCAGGAAAATGGCAAGAGTTCGAACCTATTATGTATCCACATAAAGATTCAGAAAAAATAGCAAAATTATTTGCACATCCAAAAATTTTAGAAGCAGCAGAATTCCTAATGGAAGGTGGAGTTGTTGGATTACAAACTTGGGGTTATTACAAACCAAAAGGTGAATTGGGTAGAGACCAACATCAAAACGCATTCTATACGGGATGTGGTCATAATGAAATCATCAACACTGCATTGGCATTAGATAATCATGACCCAATTAATGGAGCAGTTTGGAACTATGAGGGTTCACATAGATTACCTGTTTTACCAATCGAAGATAATGAAGAAAGAAAAGCAACTAATACTGATAACTGGAGAAGTGAAAGAGGTAAAAGTTGTGTAATGCCAGAAGGTCACGATTTCCGTAAGATAGAAGGGTATCTGAAAAAAGGACAGGTTGCCCTTTTACATTCACACGTAGTACATGGTAGTGAACCAAACGGAGATACCACAAGAATGAGAAGAAATTTCTTAGGTGGGTATCTTAAAGAAGGTGCATATTTCCATCCGGGAAACCAAATGAAACGTGAATCAATTGATGTTTACGAATTAAGAAAAAAACATTGGGGAGAATAACTCTTTGATTACTAATATATTATAACTCATTGATTTTCAATGAGTTATTTTTTGTCTAAAAATAAATGAAAAATAAGTGGTAAAATATTTGGAAATGTGGAAAATAATGTGTAGTTTAGCTGTATAAGATTGAGAGATAATAAACCCTTAAAATATAAAAGATATGACAACTGAAATTTCTCACCGCGATTCTTTAATTCAACTTTATTCTGATTACCATAAAGATGCTTATGGTTATCGCCCCACTTACAACTATTCTCTCTTAACAACGGAGGAGTTGGAGGCTGATTATGAGACATTCGGCCGTATTTGTAAGGAGAATGCCGAAGAGGAGGCTAAGGCTGAGAAATTAGCCATTAATAAATTTAATGAGACAATTAACAAGATGGTTAAAATGGGTGCCAACAACACCAAAACCGCCCTTCGTTGGATTTGTGAGGCTGGAGTTGAAGAAGATGGTTGGGATATGGATTTCTTTTTATGGAAAATGGGTATTTCTAAATATAGTTCGGAGGGTTCGGTAATTCATAATAAATTACTACCATTTTGGAGAAAAGCTCTAAAATAATTGATAAATTATTTGGAAAATTGAGAAAAAAGCTGTATATTAGCTGTATAAGATTGAAAGATATATAAAACTTAAAATATAAACGTTATGATGAATAGAATTGATATTAATGTATTAAAGAAAATTGAAGAGGTATTTGGTTATTTTGATATTGACCAAGCGTTTGGTTCAAATGAGGTGTATCTTCGATTTGGGTATTGGGCTAGAGTTGATGTAAAAAAGTTACAGGAAATCTTAGGTCAATCGGTTGAAGAAAAGGATGATTACGATGAAGATTGTGGATATCAATTTTGTTATTCATTAAAATAAATTTGGTAATCTCAGCTATTCTTCGTATATTAGCTTTGTAATAAATGATTAAACTATAAACAATATGAACTCTTCTATTTTTGACAACACCCCAGCTGGTCAATTTATTGATGTGACCGTTTCCCTTAATGGTAAGGTTAAGACCCGAAATCTTAAATTATGTAAGGTTAAATCCCGCTCAGTTCTCTTTATTTTAGTTGATAAAGAAAATAGGGTAAATACCTTCTTTAAGGTAAAATATAGTGATATTAAGGATTATTTACCGGCAGTTCACTTACTTCGAATGAAAGATGGTACATTACCTGATAAATGGGAATCGCCGTGGGATTCAATTGGTTCACCATCACCATCGGTACAAAGTTATGGTAGATTTGCTACAGCAGCAAAACCTTTTGTTTCAACAACAAACTCAGCTGTTGGGTTTCAAATGGTATAACATATGAATATCGTATCAAATTTACCACCGGTATCGTTTCAATCAGTAGTTGATGGACAATGGTATATCGTTACTACTGGCAAGGAAGGAAAATGGACAAAGGTAGATAGAAAATATGATTGGAGTGAGATTGAATCAATGTGGGTTAAGGATGAGTTTAAAAAAGATACAAAATCAGTAGTAATACTACCTAAAATAGTAAAAAAACAAACTTTCTCAGTTGAAGGTAGTAAAGGTAAAGTTTATGAGGTGGTAAGTGAGAATGGTAGATGGACGTGTAGTTGTCCGGCACATGGATTTGGCAGAGGTAAGGATTGTAAACATATAATTGAATTAAAAAGTAAAATATAAAACAATGATAAAAACTAAAAAAAACAAAGGTATTGAGATTGACTTAACTGGTCCACAAGGTAATGTATTTTTCTTAATTGGAACTGCCGGTAATCTAGCCAAACAATTGGGATTAGATGCTGCAGCAATCAAAAAAGAAATGATGAGTAGTGATTATGAAAACGCAGTAAATGTGTTTGATAAAAACTTCGGTTCGTTTGTAACATTATATAGATAAAATTTAAAATATAAAATTATGGGAGTAGATGTATCGGGCAGAAAGCCTAAAACGGAAGCAGGTGATTATTTCGGTGCTAATTGGTGGGGATGGAGACCAATCCAAGCCCTTTCTGAAACTGCAATCGAATTAAAGGGATTGGGGTTTGATACCACAAATTGGGGTTCAAACGATGGTAAGGGGTTGAAAAATCAACGTGAGTGTAATAAGTTAGCAGATGCAATAGAATTATTGATATCTGAAAAATATGGTGAGAATCTTACGGAAGATGAAGACCGATTATATGTTTGTATGGGTATGTGGTGTGAGGCAGGTACTGGTAAATTTATACCAAGAGAAGTTACTGAAGGATTAGATGACCAATATGAATATGGTGATATTCTATTCACCTCAGTTGTAGCATTAGATGGAACTCATGTTGAACCATCATATAGTGTATCTTTGGGTAGATTAAAAGAATGGATTAACTTTCTTCGCAATTGTGGAGGATTTCAAATATGGTAAATAAATAAAATAAAATGAATAAAATCAAAAAGTACAAAAAACAAATCTTCACTTTCATAACAATATGGTTGTTATTACAATTTGGAGTGTATCCTAGTCTAACAATGGCAGATACTTTCGCTAATATAGTAGGTGGTATCGCCCTTTTACTATTACTCATTTGGGGTGGACTAGCATTATATGACTGGGCTAATAGTTCGGATGAATCATGGGCTAATAGTCCGGATGAATCAGTAGACGAAGTTAAACCATTTGAACCTACAAATGTAAAACCAAAACGTAAACCTAAAACAAAATAATATGGCAGTATATGATACGGATTATCAAGCTCTAAGACAAAAAGAGATTGAAGAATATAAATTAAAACAAAAATTAAAAATAAAAAAAATGATAAAAGCAATTAGTGCAGGTGTATTAGGATTTATCCTATTAGTAGTATTATTCAATTCATGTGAAAGAGTTGATGCAGGACACGTTGGTGTTAAAGTAAATATGTATGGTGATAACAAAGGTGTGGACGATGTAGTAGCAGTTACTGGTATGGTATTTTTTAATCCAATTACAACAAAAATTTATGAGTTCCCTACATTCATTCAACACAAAGAATACAAAGGTGAGAATTCATTCATTGTAAATAGTAAAGATGGTTCGGAGTTTAGTGTATCGCCCATTATGAACTATTCAGTACAAAGAGAGAAAGTACCTGCTATATTTAGTAAGTATCGTAGACCGTTGGAAGATATTGAAGAAGGATTCTTAAAGACAGCGGTGTATGATGCATTCAGATTAGCAACTAACAAATATACGGCTGATGAATTGATTAGCAATCGTGCAATATTTGAAGTTGAGGTTCGTAGATTATTAGATGGGCAATTATTAAAAGAGGGATTTACAATTAATCAGTTCACATCGAATTTGATTTACCCTGAAACATTTAAGAAATCAATTGAAGCTAAGAACAATGCAGTTCAAGCAGCATTAAGAGCAGAGAATGAAGTTAAGACAGCAGAAGCACAAGCAAAGATTAAAGTAGCAACTGCGGAAGGTAATGCACAGGCAATGTTAACATCTGCAAAGGCAGAAGCGGAATCAAATCGAATGAAGCAAGTAACTCTAACACCATTGTTGTTACAATTGGAATATATTAACAAATGGGATGGTAAATTACCGGTATATGGACAAGTTCCACAAATGTTCAAAAATATTCAATAAAATATAGATATGAAAATTATTTATATGCAACAAACCATTATGTTAATGGCTCAACAAAATCCAAAAATGGTAGATAATTTAATCCAAACTGGTATAATTAAAGAACATAATGATATGAAATATTTGGTAATAGAAGAAAAAACGGAAAAAAGTGAGTAGTAACGAAAAGAAAAATGAATTTTATATTGGTGATACAAGTTATCTGACAATGAAAACTAGCACCATTATTGAAATGAGAGACCATTTGAGATTAATAGTTGGCGATGATGACCGTATATCATTAGATGTATCAATCAAAGCAGATTTTGAAGGAATACCACCTGAATATCATCAACTATTTTGTCAAATGATGCAAGTAAGGTATGGAGGTATAGTAAATGTTTGGGATAACACCCAACCATTTGCAAAACCGGATGTAAAAAATAAAAAATGGTATCAATTTTGGAAATCTAACTAATTTTTCGTATCTTTGTAAAATGATTATAGTAGAAACCGAACAGGAAGTTCAAGATTTTCTAAACTATTGGGGTTCATATACCTCAATAGTTTTTCCTATATGGGCTGATTTGGAAAAGCATCCAATGAATACCCATCTATCGTTTCTCTATGTCCGATTCGAAACAAAGGGAGAATGGGTAATTCCATTTGACCATACCGATTGCGAACCGATTACAATCGACCTTAGTCAATCTACACAACCTAAAAAAGTGTGGAATAAGAAGGGATTACTACAAACGAATTTGGGTATTCAATCTCTATATGATTTGGAAACTGAATCCTTTTTTCTCCATAATAAAACAATCCCATATAACACCCTTTTAGAACCTGCCCTGAACTTTTATACTCGTTTGGGTATAAGAGATGATTTGGGTAAAAGTTTCCCTATAATGAAGTGGGTAGAGGTATTAAACCTTATTAGTAAAGATATCCCTTATACAATAAACGATTTGTGGATTGATGATACGATGATTCCTATCCTTTCAGATATTGAACGAATGGGACTCCACGTCGACTACAAAAAATTTATTGATAGATGGCCATCTAATACTAAACACTTAGTTAATGATATTATTTGGACAGAATATAATCCCTATACCCTAACCTCCCGTCCATCCAATCGACATGGTGGCATCAATTTCGGTGCACTTAATAAGAAGGATGGTTCGAGAGAAGTATTTATTCCCCGTGATGGAACGATGTTTTTAGGCATGGATTACGATGCGTATCACGTTCGAATCATTGGGAAGTTGATTGGGTATGACCTTCCGAAGACTTCCGTTCACCAATGGTTGGCAGACCAATATGGTTGTTCATATGAGGAATCAAAGGGGAGAACCTTTCGGATTCTTTATGGTGGGGTGAGTGAGGAGGATAGGAGTATCCCATTTTTTCAACAGGTCGATGAGTTCATTCAAAAACTCCATATCGGTTCGTTGGAGAGAGGATGGATACAAACCGGAAAGGGTCGTAAAATCCCTATCGAATGGATTGAAGGTCTAACCCCACAAAAGGCATTCAATTATCTCCTTCAAGCAACCGAAACGGAATTTAATATGGAAATCATCCACAAATTAAAGACATCCGACCTTCCACTACCGGTTCTATATCTCTATGATTCGTTTCTATTTGAGTACCCTCTGAATTGGGGGATGGAGTCTGCAAAGGGGATTCAAATCGTGCTCGAAAGTTTTGGCTTCCCAATTAAGGCGAGTTGGGGCATGGATTACTCTAAAATTTAATATTTATATACTAAACGAGAAAAGTTAGTATATGAGAACAAATTTAGGAACAATAGTGGGGATTACGTTAATGACGTTGATGCTATCATTCGTTACAATTGTAACATTCGCACAAGATGTAGTGGTTTTAAAACACACAAATTACACAACACACTTTAGTAAATCAAAAAGGTATCCGGTCTTAGTAGAATGGTGGGAAACCAAAGCAAAAATTGGTTGTCCAAACCCGATTCCACGTAAAGATAATTTTAAACCCGACCCCCTTTTACCAAACGAAACCAATATCGGAACGGATTATGTAGGAAGTGGATTTGATAGAGGTCATCTAATGCCGGCAAAATCGAATCAATGTCAAACCCCTGCGGTACAAGATGAAAGTTTTTATTATTCAAACATGGTAGCACAATACCATAGATTGAATGCGGGAGATTGGAAATCCTTAGAAACCCTAACAAGAGATGTTGCTCTAATATCAGATTCCGTTCATGTGTGGGCAGGAAATGTGGGTGAGTTAAAAAAGATAGGAAAGATTTCCGTACCGACACAATGTTGGAAAGTTTTTTATGTAGTTAGAAATAAAGAATGGTTTGCGTTTTTATTTGAGAACGACTTATCTAAACCGGATGGTATAAATAATAACAAAGTAGAGGTTTCGGATATTGAAAAACTAACAGGTTTTAAATTCAAACAAAAATAGAAGAAAAATAAAATGGCAATAGTAATTAAAAACGGAATAATAACTGAATTAAAAACATCTACAAGTGGTAAGAATTTAGCATTTGGCGATTTAGTTGGTAAAGCA